CTCCGGGCTGACCAGTTCGGCACAGCCCTTTTCATTCAGCCAGTTCCATGTCTTTTCGTAAATCTCAACAGCGTAATTTTCCTGCCCGTTCTTCTGGGGTGCTTTGAGGTACTCCTTGGGAGCGGGCATTTCCATGCCTTTAAGATTGGCCGTTGGCAGCACCGTCACCTTGGCAGTCTTGCCTTCGTTGATTTTATCGGCGAGGGCTTTCTTCTTGCGCCCGGCACCTGCTCTGGCACCGCCGCGATTTGTTCCGTCTTTGGCCATTCTCATCACTCCCTTCCTGTGTTTGATTTCTGGATTTTTCAAACTTTTTTCAAACAAAATCGGCTTTTTTCAAATAAATTCACAGGCTGAAATTATCGCCGAGAAGCCACATAGTATCGGCAATCAGCGGACATTGAAGCCGCCCGCCCTATTCCCCTGTTTGAAAAACGATTTTTTCGCATGAGGGCAGGTGCCGGTCGCCCGTGGGGGCTGCGGTAGGGATTTGGCCCGCCCCTTGGGGGCTATTCGCATTGTTTTCTCTGGTGAATCCGTTCATGGCAGGACACGCACAGACTTTGCAAATTCTCCTCGGCATTGGTGCCGCCCGCAGAGATTGGCTTCTTATGATGCACCAGTTCTGCCATCACATACTTCCCATGTTTCTGGCATATCTCGCAAAGGGGGTGACGGCTGATGTATCTGTCCCTGACCTTTCGCCAACCGCTGCCGTACCTCTCGTGCTGGTCATAGCCACGAGCAAAATGTTCGTAGTACTGTTGCATCATCTTCCGATGTTCTTCACAGTAGCCGCTCTTGTGGTCAGTCAGCTTTGGACAGCCACCATACCGACATGGGCGCTTTGGTTTCATTGGCATAGGATTCACCTCCGTCCATAAAAAATGCCCCTGAGGTTTTCCTCAGAGGTAATTCTTCATGCTATTAGAATATCAGATTTGGCAAGTAGTTTCGTCCACGATATTACTCATTGCTCGTCTCTGTCCAATAAATATGCCCCAGAGGTTTTCCCCCTGAGGCAATTCTTCATGGTATTAGAATATCAGATTTGGCAAGAGGTTTCGTCCGCGATATTACTCATTTGCCGTAAAGTAAAATCGTTAAATGTTCAAGGGCACGATTCTTGCGGTTGTACGCTGAACTCCGTTCAATGCTGAAATACTCACAGATTGCATAGACTGCACTCTCCTGGGAACCACCATCATTTTGGTAGCAGGCTTCCAGCACGAACCGCTCACCATCTGAGAGTTCTTCCCATGCCGGTTTGAACCAGGCCATATATTCCACAGCCTGCCGATATCGTTCTTTCAACACATTTATTTCTTCGATGGCACTTACCATTCTGTTTTCAGCAGCTGAGTGATTATGACTCTTGGGCATTCCATCCAACTGGCTGGCGCTAAGCCCCACCTGCTTATCCTTCGCCCCAGCAATCTCTTCTTCCGTGTGGTCAAGGATGTACTGCATACTGCTGTAGTCCTTGATAGCTTTTATTGCGGCAGCTCTCTTGTCCAGATATTGCCAAATGATATTCATGTAATTCCATCCCCTTTTCTTCTGTCAGTAATTTTTCCTCCAAAGCTACCGGATTAATGTCAGTCAGAATCCCAAACCAGCCAGACCGTATAAACCTGATGACCTCGGACTTTATGCGACGGTTCCCTGCGGCTGACCTGTAATCCTTCACCGCTTGTTCTAAGATGGCATTAGCCAAATTTTCATATTCTCTCTGAAAATCCATATCAGTCAGCTACCTTTCTTTTCACCTGCAATGTCTGAGTGCAGCCCGCGCCGTGGGATCGCTATATCCTTCCCCGTTTCTTTGCTTGACGCGATGCATTCCAAGCTGCTTGACCTCGATATGAATCCCCGGCTCCTCTGCCCACTGTTTTTCCACCACCTCTCTGACCACCTGGGCATCGTCTTTCCAGTAACCACACTGGGTCATGCAATCCTTCAGCATCTTCTGGAGGTTATCGGTGTCCGGTCTGGTGATGCGCCATTCTCCGCCTTTATGAGATTTACCAACGGGAAACAGCCATGTGGTACGAAGCTCCAAGGCTCCCTGCATTGGTTCTGTTGGCTTGTAACCAACAAGGTTATTCATCAGCAGTGCCTTGGCTTGTTTTAAGTTTGCCGGTTCATAGAACATCGGTCTGCCATGGATAATCCGTACGGATTTTTCCTGTGCCGTAGCTGTTGGTGGGTTGATGTCTAAAAAGAATCTCATGTTTTTCCGTCCTTTCCAGCTCTGAAAAATTTTGAAAACCCTCCGTCCCATGTTTCATGTGGGGAAGGGCGGGCTATTTAGCCCTTCCCACACATGGAACACACATAGGAACGAAGTTACTATATATAAGCCCTATTTCCTTTCACGGAGGAAAAGCGATTATATTCGCTTTTCACTTTCATCGATTTTTCCTACGATTCCGCCCTTAATCCAGTACTCATCTTTGACCTCTTTGAGTCTGTCCCGGACACATCTGGGACTCACTCCGATATATTCTGCCATGGCCTCCACCGTTACTGGGGTATTGATTGAGCAGACCTGAAATGCCATATCAATGGACGCCTTACGTTCCTCAAAAGTCGTGTATTTTCTGCTCTTGGATAAATTTCCCATAGGGCTGCCCTCGGCGTGTGCTTTGCTTAAATAGGATTTCTCATCCAGGCGATGGATGGGATATTCAAACCAGAAATTTACCGGCTTGATGTTTTCAAACTCACGCAGGTTAGATTCCAGCCGCCATGCCGTAGCATTCCCATCCTGAACGGTATTCTTGAGTTCTTCCGACAACTCCAGTTGAATCATATCCAGTTGCGCATCCGGGTCACGAGCAAATACTCCGGAACCAGATGCCCTATCCATAGCCCTTTTAGAACCCTGTGCGCCTTTGCTATGGTGATGGCAATATATGATTGAGCAGCCCGTTTCATTGCAAATCTTATCAAACTGGTTACAGAACCGTCCCATCTCGGAGGCACTATTTTCATCCCCCGTGATAACCTTGTAAATTGGGTCAATGATAATGGCATCAAAGTGCTGGTCGCGCACTCTGCGTATAAGTTTTGGCACCAGCTGGTCTAAAGGCACTGCATGACCGCGCAGGTTCCAAATAACAATATTATCCATGTTTTCCTTGGACAACTTGAGTGCTTCGTAAATCTTGAGGAAGCGGTTAATGCAGCTGGCTGGGTCAATCTCTAAGTTTACATAGAGAACCCGCCCCTTTCTGCAGGGGAATCCCAGCCACTCCTTGCCTTCCGCAATATCCACGCTGAGTTCCATCAGCAGGAATGACTTACCGGCTTTGGATGAACCGGAAATCAGCATCTTATGGCCGCGCCGTAAAATCCCCTGTATAAGTTCTTCCGGCAGTTCCGGTGGATTGTCTTTGTACTCAGCGAGGGATTCCATTGGCGGCAGTTCATCGGTCACGCCCTCTACAAAATCCATCCAGTCTGTCCATGATTTCCTGCCGATATTGGTGGCAACAAGGTACTGGCGGTTGCCATTTCTCGTAAGCCCCGGCATTCTGGAAAGCCGCGAAGGATTGCGGTTCTGCTTGTCTATGGCCACACCCTGTTTTTCGAGAAAATCATAGAGAAATTCCACCCGTTTGCGGTATTCCTCATAGTCTGCAGCATCTACGCGCACAATCGCATGCAGGCTTTTGCCACCGCTATGCACCAAGGCGGCAATGGGCAGTTCCAGTTTGCGGAAGATGATATCCTGCTCGACTATGGGCAAGGTATCCGACTCAACCAAGGCAAATTTGAAGCTAGTAACATTTTCGTTTTTTACGCCCTCACCATCCAGCGGATTGAAGCGAATCCAGCCACCGACTTCCGTTTTCCAATCACCTACGGTTGCTCCGATATCATTGGGATGTTTTCTAAGCGATGCAATCAGCTCACCGGCCGTGCGGTCATATACACCTTTGCTGGGAAGCCACCGGCCTTCGCTGTCCTGCCAGACATCTCCTGTGACATAGCCCACCCGGTCATTTTTATCAAAGAGCAGTTCCAAGTAGGTAATCAGGTCATCTACCGGATTCCATGCATCCGGCGGTGTAAATCCGTAAAAGCCATCATTGCCGTCATACTCAATGGTGTCATCCCATGCCATCGGGCCATCCGCACAAGGTGTCCAGCCACGGTCTTTGGCCATCTGTATAATCGTGCCGCCTTTGACCGGTTTTGCCGTGCCATTGAAACCAGCCCATTTCTTTTCGCATTCTCCGGGATGATACCGCTTGTCGTTACGGCTCCAGTCATCCCAAATCGAGCAGGGATAGCCTTCTTCCTTAAGCGCCATACCTACCGCCAGCCAATCAGCTCTGTCCAGCGTAGATACATCGAGACTGCCAAGGGCAGCTAAAATATTGTTATCCATCAATCACACAACCTTTCCTGGTACATAGATTGCCGGATTTATCCCTCTGGGGATGCACCAGCGATTCACTGCTAATCTTGAAATCAGGCGATTGGCATCGGCAAACTGCCATGTTCCCACCTGCCGAAAACCGAAACGTTCCAAACAGCGTATCTGCTTGGGCGTTGCCAACCCTTCATCCTGACGGCGTTTCAGCCGGTCAATGAGCAAAGAAGCCAGTCCGGCGTTTTCCACTGCATTGGGAAATATCCCTCGCCTTTCCAAAAACGCCAGCTGCTTCTCTGATGGCGGCCCCATCTCCCAAGGGAAAGTCGGCTCGTAGCCTGCCAAATCCTCGGCGGCAATGGAAAGCGCGTATTGTATGGGGTCTACCAACCTTTTCTTTTTACTCCGCATCTGAGCCAGTTCTCTGGCTAGTGCCTGTTCCCGTTCCTTTAGCACATCCTGCTCAGCCGCTTCCTCAGCTTCGATAAGGTCGAACTCCTCCGGTGATTCTGCCATCTGTTCATCCATTGCCTCAGCAATTTTTTCATTCCTGGCAATGAGGGAAGATGGCTTGCAGAGATCATGCCGTTCTGTCAACCAAAGGAAGTCCAGCAATAACAGTTCCGTTTTGCCCGGTGACAGGCGCATACCTCGTCCCACCATCTGCTGGTAAAGGCTCCGCACTTTTGTGGGGCGCAATACCACCACACAATCTACTGCCGGGCAGTCCCAGCCCTCGGTCAACAGCATGGAATTGCAAAGCACATCGTACGTTCCTTGCTCAAAGGCTGTGAGGATTTCCGTGCGATTTTCGCTATTGCCGTTAACCTCTGCTGCCTTCAGTCCATTGTCATTTAGCATTTGGCAAAATTTCTGTGACGTCGCTATAAGTGGCAAAAAAACCACCGTTTTTCTGCCAGTACAATACTGCGCCATTACCTTGGCAATCTGCATGAGATATGGCTCCAAGGCACAGCCAATATCGGTAGCATTGTAATCACCACCGGTAACACCGGCCTTGCTGATGTCTACCTTCAGTGGAATCATTCTGGCTTTTACAGGTGACAAGTAACCTTCCCTAATGGCCTTGCTCATGGAATATTCATAGGCCTGCGAGTCGAAGAACTGCCCCAAGGTCTGCTTATCTCCCCTGTCCGGCGTTGCCGTTACACCGAGAATATTTGCCTGCGGGAAATGCTCCAACACACGCTGATAGCTGTCCGACAAACAATGATGTGCCTCGTCTACGATAATGTCCTGAAAGTAATCTTGCGGAAAA